GGATCCGGAAAATCTTATTTGTCAATCCCACCCAAACGCCAAGAATCTGCGCAATAATAAACATTAGGATTGAGTCGGTGTGCTGGATGCGGTTGCTGTAATACAGCCAGCCTACACCGACCATAAGGCCGACCAGGATCACGGTAGTCGCGGTGTAGGCGTAGGTTCTCATAGTCCAGGAAAAAGACCTCTTAGGAGACCACCTACGAACCGGCCTCTTCGCTCTGCTCTGTCTGCTCTGGCTGTTCTGGCTTGTTGACATGAATCGAGATAGATTGAGGCACGGGCGAGTCTCTCCAGCTTCAAATCGACTGAATCCAGCCGGTGCCTTGTACTATCAAATTTAGCACTATACAAAGAATCTTGTTGGATTCTGTTTAGACGAGTCTTTCGTTGTAAGTTTATCTCACTTTTGCTTGACTCCCGAAAATCCAGCCAGTAGTTAATTGCGACTACCAGCACCAGTGCAGCGATTACTATTCTCATAACTCAAATTTATGCTATCAGCCAAAGATTGCCTACGAAAATACGGACCCCCTGCCGCAGACAACCCATTTATGACCCTCTGGGATGTACCATTGGCCCTCGAAATCGGAGTAATCCCGAAAAAAATCTACTGCAACCGAGACCTGGTACAGCCACTCACGGCTGCATTTCAGGCTCTGATTCAGACCGGCCATTTTGCGGAACTGCTGACCTGGGATGGCTGCTTCAATATCCGCAATGTGCGCGGCAAGTCCAGCCCGAGCCTGCACTCCTGGGGAGTAGCTATCGACATGAATGCCGCTAACAACCCTCTCGGCCTGACACGGGAGCAAATCATTGCCCGTGGTCTGAAGCCCTTCTCTCCCGGCTTCCTCTCCTGCTTCCGCTCCAACGGATTCGACTGCGGTGCCGACTGGACATCGCGGCCCGACTTTATGCACTTCCAACTTGCCCGAATATGACCAATTACGAAGGCTACGCGATTTTCCCAAGTTGCAACTGCCCGGACATCGTGTGCGTCCAGAAGCACGGTGCCGGCTACAATGACATCATCTTTGTCGAGGACATAAAAAAGGCCATCGAGGTCATCGATTACCTGACCTTGCCGGACTTTCCGCAGAACTAGTTATCTTTGGCTCATGCTAAAAAAAGGATACTCCCAGAAAACCATCTCGAAAAACATATCCACCGAGATGAAAGCCGGACGGCCGCAGAAGCAGGCCGTTGCCATCGCTTTATCTGTCGCTAAAAAGGCCAAAAAGAAGGCGAAAAAGAAGATGTGATAGGTTATAGCAACAAAGCGCAGAAATCATAACACGGCACTGCTAACTTTGCCGTTGTAACATCGTTTATACATCGTGGGTAGTCTGACAAATAAAGGGCGCAACGGTGGCCGACTTTACCGACCTGATAAGGGCGAAACAGCCAACCCAAACGGCCGGCCAAAAAAGATTCCTGAACTCCGGGAACTGCTCGCCAACGTGCTGTCGGACGAGAAAAACGGTAAGACCGCTGCCGAGGCAATTTTGGATGCCCTGCGCAGTAAGGCTCTCCGGGGCGATGTCCGGGCTGCTGAACTGCTCCTCGACCGCGCCTACGGTAAGTCAGCCGTGAGCGTGGATCTGACCGGTGAGGTCAATGTCAACACCGTAATCCGGCCCAAGCCAGTCGAGTGATGCCATCACTTGACCTTTCCGACCACCGCCTCTGGACGGCCCAGTACTTGCCAGGCATTACCAATCCCAGAACCTACAACCTGCTGTGGGGTTCGGCCGGCTCCGGCAAGAGCCAGACCATGATCCAGTTTTTTCTCTCCGAAATCTTCGACACCCAGAGCAACCAAAACCAAACTTTTTTCGTGGTCCGCAAAGTCGCGACTACCATCCGGAACTCGGTCTTTGCGGACTTCAAAAACAAGGTGAACGATTGGGGGCTGGAGAAATGGATTCATGCAAAAGCTGCGATGCTCGAGATTCAGTGCGGCACCAACCGCATCGTGTTCATCGGCTGCGACAACCCGGAGAAACTCAAGTCGCTGGCCCAAGCTAAGTACATCTGGGTGGAGGAGGCCACCGAACTCAGCTTTGATGATTGGACCCAAATCACGCTCCGTCTCCGGGGTAAGAGTGTCAGCAAGAAGCGATTCTTCGTGACCTTTAACCCCATCAGCGACAGCCACTGGATTAAGCGTGTGTTCTTCGATGAGCGGCACAAGATGGAGGCCGACTCGGTGCTGGATATTCACGGCACCTACCAGGACAACATCGACAAGCTGGATGCCGAGTATGTGGCCCGGATGGAAGCCCTCGAGGTCATCAATCCAACGATGCACCAGATTTACGCTCTCGGCCAGTGGGGAGTGTGGGATCGGGAGTCGCTCTTCTGCCAGCACTTTGATGAGAAACACCACGTTGTGGATGGCGAAATCAAGGCTCATCCGGATTACGAACTCTACCTCAGCTTCGACTTCAACGTAACGAATACCTGCGTGCTATTCCAGTTCATCCGCAACACCGAAAAACACGCAACCCTCGCGCACATCAACGTGCTGAAATGCTACCGCATCGGTGACCTGGTGCAACTCTGCCAGACGGTGCGCATGGAGTACCCGGGCCTGCGCTACATCATCAACGGAGACCCGGCCGGCCGGAGTCGCTCGGCTCTGACCCATGGAAACCAGAGTGCTTACCAGATCATAAGCACCCAGCTGAACATCGCAACCGAGCAGCTTCAGGTGATGGCCTCGGCACCGAGCCACTTTGCAACCAAGGTCATCAGCGACCTGGTGTTCCAGAAATGCGTGGTCCGAATCAGCAAGACATACTGCGGTGTGCCAAAGCAACTGGCCTACACGCCAACCGGGATGGCCTACGGTGACCTAATCAGCGATTTCAAGGAGGCCAAGGTAGACCGCATCGTCAGCCTGGACCCGTGGAAGAAGAAGAACCCGGACAAGTCGCATGCTCTGGATGCCTACCGCTACTTCATCTTCACGAACTTTCGCGACATTGCTGCCGATTACAACCTCTCTAAATTCGGGGTTGATGGATTCGATTAGTTTCTTACTTTTGCGTTATGGCATGCAATGACTGCTCCTCCTGCTACCCACTCTGCGACCTGGTCATCAGTTGCGCTCAAGTGGTGTTCGTGACCGTGCCGCCAGCCTACACCGGAGAGACAATCAACCTGCGACTGGTCAACGGCCGCAATCACGTTGCCATCATCCCTGGGCTTTTTGTGACCTCGGGAGTGGTGGAGTTCAATGCCGTGGATGAGTTGCCGGAAGCCTTTCTGAACCCCTACGGTGGACCGTTCACTCTCCAGTTCTTCGACCCGGTTCTCCTGAACCCGATTGAGTTCACCGCCAAGGATGCCAAGCCATACTCCTGCGTTACGTTCCACGTGGAACAGACTACTGGGAGCGACACCACCGATGCCATTATCAACGCATTCAATGACACCATTGCGACACCTTACTGATGAATTTACTACTAGTTGCGGTGGCAAGCGCAGAGGGTGCTGCCTCATTGTGCCTATTGTCACTGATGACGGCTGCGCTATCATTGTTCATCGATTACTGCCTGGATCATCACCCGATTGGAATCTGGTACTTGCGCTGGCTAAAAAGCCTGCCCGAAAACATCGCAAAGCCTCTCGGTGAGTGCATCTACTGCTCCGGCAGCTGGCTGCACCTGGGCATCGTCTTTCTTGTCTCTGATTATTCTCTATGCGATTCCTTGATTTCTTTAGGCGCAAACCACCTATTCCTCCGGCTGACCCGTATGCTGAAGCCATAGACCCGGACAAGCAGTACTCCAACCCGGAGTATCGCAAGCACTGGGATAGCATCGTCTGGGCATTCAAGTCGGGCGATGTCAACTACTTCTGCTGGAATGATACCATCAAGCTGCCGATCGAGCGGATGCACGCAGCCAAAGCCGTGTTTGAAGAGGTCGAGTACCGGCTGAACCCTGACCTGCTCCGTGCTGCTCTTACTAGCATTTATAAGCTGACCGTTGACCGGAAGCGGTCCGCAGAATCCAGCCTCATTGAGATTGGAAAGGTTGCGGCACTGACCTCGGAAAAGCTGGACATCGCGACCAGTCCGGCCATTGAATTGAAATTATCCAGCATTTATTACTTCGATGACCGCGAAAACCCATTTGGCTACGATTACCAGTATGCGGCCACTAAAATTGCCAACTGGATGCGAAACCAGGATCTCCCTGCTTTTTTTTTGACAAGCCCCAACGCGAAATTTCTGCCGGGTGGGGCCGAATTGCGCAGGATTTCCCAAGACTTTTTCGCAATGATAAACGGGGAGGCAAACCTCGCGCTGCTGCTGGGGAGTTATCTTTCTACTCTCGACAATTCGGTTCTGCTCGACGCAGATACCGCGAGAACCTTATATTTGCAGAGGGAGTTGGAACAGACCTTGAGAGACTTGTCACTCAATCAGCCTACACCTACTATCTAGCCTACGATCACTGGCTAGAGGCGCAACGCAAAAAAGCCCAGCAAAGCCATGGCTAATTTATCGACCAATCAAATCACGGTTCAGTATGTCATCGATGACAGCCAGATTCGTGGTATTACTAACTCGTTCGGCACCCTTACCAAAGAGGAGAAGGAAGCCATTCTGCAAGCCAAAAAGCTGAATGAAGAACTGAAGCGCACCTCATCGGAAGGCTCGAACAACATCAATAAAATGGGCCAGCAGATGAATGGCCTGGGAGGCGTTGCCAAGTCAGTTGGTGGCCTTATTGCCGGAGCATTCACACTAGGAGCGATAAAGCAGTTCACTCAAGAGGTCATCAATACTACGGCCAAGTTTGAAAACTACCAGAGGGTGCTGAACTTCACGGCCGGATCGCAAAAGCAGGGTGCCATGTCGATGGCTTTCCTCCAGCAGACCAGCCAAAAACTCGGCATTTCTCTGGAGGCTTCTGTCGATGGATTCGTCAAGTTGAGCGGTGCGACAAAGCAGGCAGGTCTGAGCAATGACCAGACCCGGAAGATTTTTGAAAACGTATCCAAAGCGGTCTCTGCATTCGGGTTGAGTTCGGAAGATGCCAAGGGAGTGTTTTTGGCACTTGGACAAATCATGTCCAAAGGCACGGTGCAAGCCGAAGAATTGCGCGGCCAGATAGGTGAGCGCATACCGGGTGCTTTCGCAATCGCGGCCAAATCAATCGGAGTAACCGAGCGCGAACTAAACAAACTGCTGGAGGGTGGCAAAGTGGTATCGAAAGACTTCATTCTGCCGTTCACAGAGCAGTTAGCCAAAGCCACCGCAGAGGCAGGAGGCGCGAATGGTCTGGCTCAAAACATTGCGAGAATCGGAAATGCGTTTGATGTTTTGCAGACACGGTTGGGCCGTCAATTTCTGCCGCAAATCAACCAGATAGGAGGCGCACTGGAGAAGGCTTTATTTTTCGCAAATCAATTCCTGGAGACCTCTGCCGACCGAGAGGCCACCGACAACATGAAAGCCTACGAGTCGGCAACTCGTCAAGCTGCCAAAGCATCCAACGATGCACTAAAGGCTTCCATCGTCAATGCCAACGCCAACATTCGCGCTCTAGAGGCCGATTATAAACTGCAAGCCGACATCATTGCGGCCGATGGTAAGTTGACAGATGCCGAGAAAGAGCAAGCCGATTTACTCGCGGCTAAAATCCTAAAAACTCAGGCTTTCCGCGATGGCCTTTTCGCTGTTTACCAGCAGCGGCTCAAGGATGAGGAACTGAATAGTCAAAGTGTGGCTACCGCAGAGGAGCAAGCCAAGCTGGATAAGAAGGCTTACGATCAGCGGCTGAAAATGCTGGACCTGATTCGTCAGATTCAAATCACCGAAGCCGAGATGATTGGCAACCGTGCCGGAGAGTTCGCGGCTGAGCGGAGGTATGCGGAAGAGGTTTATAACCTTACGGTCGAATACAGCAAGAAAAACATCGGCATATTGGCTGAAGAGGTCAAGCTGAAGAAGTCTCTCCGGGATAGGGCGGTGCAGGATTTCAAGACTGCCCAGGCTCTTGAGTTCATGGAAATCAAGGTCGGCTCTGAACGGACTAAAAAGCAGAAGGAGCAGGACGATAAAGAGATGGAAGAACTCCATAAGGCTGGCGTCGACCGGATGCTGGCATGGTCAAAGCAGTATGAGGCCGACCAAAAATTTCTGCGCGACAAGGCTGTGGAAGAAACTAAAAAGGCCGAGGAACTAAAGCAGGAGTATATCACGCAGAGTCTTGAACTGGCTCAGACTCTTTTTACCGGCTTTACCAACCTATATAAGCAAGGGCTGGATGCACAACTCAACAGCATTGAGAAAAGATACGATGAAGAAATAAGACTGGCCGGTGACAACGAGCAGAAGGTAATGGAGTTGAACGAGAAGAAGAGACAAGCGGAAAAGGAGATCAAGACCAAGCAATTCAGAGCCGACCAGATCAATGCCGTTGCCAACGTGCTTTTCCAATCGGCCCCTCAGATTGTCAAGTATTCAGTTACAGCACCACCTCTGGCCGCGATAGTTGCCGCGATTGCAGCTGCACAGACCGGGTTCATATTGGCGCAGCCGGTGCCGGAGTTTGCGAAAGGTACCAGAGGCAAGGCCCACAAGGGTAAGGCGATAGTCGGTGAGGAGGGCCGCGAACTTGTGGTCACGGAGTCGGGGAAGACCTACCTCACTCCTGGCACTGCGAGTCTGGTGGATTTCAAAGAGCGGTCGCACATTTTGCCGGCCGACATTACCGAAAGGATGATGGGCAGCTACTACGCCAACCGCACAGATGCATACAACACCAAGTCCAGCAACCAACTGGAGCGCATTGCTGGGCTTCTCGAGAACATGCCGGTTCACGCTCTGGAGTTGAATGAGCGCGGATTTGAGAAATTCATACGGACTCCGAGGCGTAGCACCAAGATACTGAATGCCAGAAATGGTTAAGTTTGAGCGATCATTATAGTAGGTAATCATGAAGAGCGAAAAGGCCGGAGCAATGCTTCGGTTTTTTTTTACCTAAATTTGACACATGGCAAGCTGGCAATTCTTTCTGGGTGGCGTTCAAATCGATGAGCCAATAGGGTTCGATAAAATCGAATTTTCGGCCAAGCGGCTCGAGGGCCACGGCATCGACCAGGCATTCAGCACCGAGATTCAGTTCATTGGGAGTTCGGCAAAGATTCTAAAAAGCTATTTTGACCAGCACTACATAAACCAGCCGCTGACCTTTGAAATCACCTCGGATGTCAACATCAACGGAAGCAACTACATTTTCTCGGGCTTCATCAACTTCGCCATCTACTCGGAGGAGCGCACGTGCGACCAGCCCGGGTGGATGGTTACGGTCGGGATCCTGGAGGACAACTTCCGCGAAAAGTTTCTGGCCCGGCAGGATGCTGAACTGGACCTGACTCGTGAACTAGACCTCGAGGGCAATGCGATTCCGGCTCTGACTTATGATGTCATCAGGATGCACACGCAGCAGCTTTATCTGGTTGCCAAGGCTCGGAATTACAGCCAGCAGGTCAGCAGTATATTTTACGACTTCGGAGTCGGCTGGACTCTGCCAGACTTCGCGACAACCGTGCCGGCTTACTACCAGAACACGGACTTTCGGAGGCAGTTTGGCGATACCTTCAACCCGGTTCAGACCAAGTACAGCAGCACCAACGCGACCTTTGTTAATAACGGCAATTTTGCCCGGGATATAACCTTCAACATTCAGATTGAGGGCGAGTTCGCGTGGAATCCATTGTCCGGGCCTCCGGTTATTGGGAATAGTGCCAACGTGGAACTATCATTTCAGAGGCTCAATAGTCTCGGAGTCGAGGTAGAGCGCACCTACCCTGCCGCATCGGGTATCAATGTCTGGAATGGCGTGGTTACCGGACTGAACTTTAACTTCGATGTAATCCAGACCTTTACCTGCCAACCCGGAGACCGAATTCTGGTGTTCATCCAGTGGGGCAGCGGTGGTAATGTGCAGGTCGGTGTCTGGAATACAGCCGACCGAGCCTTATTTCTGATTGTGGACAAGTGCTGCCTCAACGTGACCGAACTTAACCAGGATCAGTTCGCCTCGGAGGTCAACGTGCTGAAGGTCGAGAATGCTTTCAGACGGATTCTGGAGCAAATGGTCGGTGATGCCAACACATTTGTAAGCGACACATTCAGCGAGGCCGGAGACGGGTGCTACTGGAATAACGCCATTACCAACGGCCTCCTGATTCGTAATGCCCAGACCATCAACCGAGTGGAGGGTGGCTGCAATGACCTCATCGCAAGGCCAATCGGCTACAACACCACATTCAAAGACCTATTTGAAGGGTTGGATGGCATCTTCTGCCTGGGCTGGCAGTTTGAGCAGGACCAGTACGGGAGTTGGTACGTGAGGGTAGAGAGCCGCGATTACTTTTATCAAAAAAACTTACAGATAGCTTCCTTTCAAAAAGTTTCTGAATTTCGCCAGACAGCATCATCGGACAAGCTGGTCAATCAGGTCAGCATCGGGTACTCGGATAATTGGAAAAACATCGCGCTCTCTGGTCAGTGGGCAATCCACACCAATCGCGAGTATTTCATCGACAACAAAGCCAAGCGCGATGGCTCCTCCGCTAAGCTGGACATCAAGTCGGACATCATTGCCGAGGGTTACGCGATCGAGTACAACCGGAGGCTGGCTTTTATCAAGGACGATTCCGGTTCCAGCGACCAGGCGAATGACAACGTGCTGTTCATTGTCTGGCTGAATCGGTTTGAGTTGACCATTCCAGAAATCGAGAACTCACCATATGCGGTGGATGACAGCACCGGGCCGTTTACCTTTGCTCCTGGTGAAGCCTCGGTCGCATCGGACTACATTGCAGAGAGCAACTCGATCATCGGCAACATCTACAACATCTACCACACACCTGCCCGAGTGGCTTGCCGCTGGTGGAAGGTGCTGGGCATGCACACTTATGGCATGGCCAACCCACGGCTTCGGTACCAGTTCGGGGAGTACAACGTAGACTACTCCAGCCGGGTTACTGGAACCGATGAGAAGGAAAGTTGCATTGAGGTGTTTGGTGGCGTGTATAGCCCACTCGAAGAGACTACCGACATTTATGCCGGGCTGCTGAATAGTGCTTATCAGGACTACCTCTTCCGGCCGATCACGATTGAGTCCACCGTGCCGCAGAGGCTCTGCGACTACATCGACATGGTGCGACCGGGCAATGGAGTCGTAAAGATTCAGGCCGGTTCTTACACTTTTTTCGGATTCATAGAATCGGCCACAAATCGGCCGCAAGACCCGAACTCCGGCAATACTGATTTTATCCTAACTTTGGCCAACATTGATGGCGGTGGTGGCCTCGGTGCCTTCTCGACCGGCTTCAGTAATGGATTTGATGTTTTCTAAACTCTAAAAAATAATGCCTAATACCAGATCTCAACAAGCGACTCTGATTGCTAACAACCTGCCTGATAACACTACGCAGGACATCACACCGCAAGACCTGCGCGATGTGCTGAACGATGGAACCACCGCAGCTGCATTCGTGGATGACACCAACACCTTCACGGGTACCAACATCTTTGACAACCAAGTCCAAGTTCAGAGTGGTTACATCGATTGCAGCCCTGGCAACATCGAGTTGAATGACACCGCTGCCATTCTACCGGCAAATTCAAGCAGCGTTGCGATTGGAGTGGGGTTGACGGCTGTCACTGGAACCCAGAACGTAATAATTGGCGATCAAGCTAATCAGAGCAGTGGAGATCAGAACGTGCTAATTGGCTATCAGGCCGGCAATGTAAACGCTGCCAATAATGCGGTAAGCATCGGATATAGTGCTGGCGATAATAACATCGGTGATAAGTTGGTAGCCATAGGGTTCGGCCCGTCCAGTAGCAATCAAGGCGATAATTGTGTGGCAATCGGCTACTCACCGCTTAATAGTAATACCAGTGACGAGTGCATAGGCATCGGCACTTTTGCCGGCCAAAGCAATAATGGAACCAACCTGATTGCCATAGGTGAACTTGCCGGCCAAAATAATTCATCGGCCGACTGCGTTTTTATCGGAAAGCAAGCCGGCCAGGATAGTGCTGGTAGCAGTTCAGGTGTTATTGCCATCGGGCTAAATGCTGGATTTGAAAATGACGGGGAACTAAATGTCTACATCGGCCAAGATGCAGGCTTTTCGGCTACAACAGAACAAAGTGTAGGAGTCGGTTATAGTTCAGGTTCGGCCAATAGTGGCAATAACGTAACATTTATAGGTGCCGGATCAGGTGGTACTAATACGGGCAATGCCGTAGTTGGTGTTGGCAACTCCTCTGCTAATAACAACACCGGAGATGATGTAATTGGTATAGGTACCAATGCGGCCGGTGGTAACACAGCCGATAATTGCATAGCTATTGGCACTGCTGCCGGCCAGAATAATACTAGTCCATATGCGATTTTTTTAGGTTATCAGGCCGGGATTGGAGTAACGCAAAGCACTGAAACCGGCCTTGTTGGAATAAGGACCGAGTATTTGCCAGTTTTTGCGAATCACAACCTTGCCGAAGCTGCCATTACAACTGGCAACGGTTATATTGCCGGAACCACGTATCTCTACCGCTGTGAATCATTTGGATCGCATACAAATTACATAGGCTGGGTTTCTCTGTAATATGCCGACTCTATCGCCATTTTACCGGTTTACTCCGGCATCGCTGAATGCTGGGTTCGGGCCTGAAAATGGCCGAATCGATGACATACTTATTTACATCAACACGAACGTATTCACGATAGATGACCTGGTCGGGCTGAATATTCAGCAGGCCATCAACCTGATAAAGCTGAACTTCGCGTCCTACAACGTGCCACTGATTCAGGCCGGGCTTGAGTTGATTTACCCAAGTCCGTGGCCGACAATTACCGGAATCCAGACTTTGAATTTTCAACTGAGAAACCTGCAATTTTCGGGATTCATCGACATATCCATCACGCTCAATGCCGGGGTGGTAGTTGGCAACTCTTACACCTACACGGCCAGCCTCGTCTCGACAACGGTAACGGAGCCGGCTTTGACCAACGTAGAAGCTGATGTCCAGTCGGCTCTCCGGGTGGTGGACTACAACGGTGCGGCCTTCTTTCCGCTGGAGTACAACTACCAACAGAGCGTGGCTTACTCCAGCATTGCCAACGGGCGCAACTGGATTCTGGATGGCGATAATCCGGTGCCAGACCCACTCCCGGTCTCACCTTACGCCACACCACGGAGACAGACTTTCCCGGCTCTGACGGCTAACCAGACCTACATGCTGACCATACTTGGTAAGATCATCGAGTTCAGTCGCATCGGCACACCGACAGACACTGACATCGTGAACTTTGTCAGTAATACTTTCCTGCCGAATGACTACGTTGGGGTAATCTGGAACAACGGCAGCTTTGTGGAGTTCGGATTTTTCGCCAGCGACCATGCCTTCCGCATTGTGGGCGAGTTTATCTACGATTGGCAATGGCAGCGATTCTACCGACCGAGCGAGGACACCGTCCAAAACAGCTACATTCTAAGTCTATACTTAGGCGATAACTTGCCTTACCAGCCCAAGACAACCTTTGCCGGCTTTCTTTACGCCATCTGGGAGTTGGAATACTGGGATCTCGACTTCATCCACTTTGACAACTGCCCGGAGCCGAACGCTCAGTCCTACCTAATGCCAATTAAGCAGGGCGATGTCTACCAGTTCAACGTGCCGGTGGAAGACGGTAACCTGGTCGGCCTGACCGATGTGCTGGTCGGAATAATGACCGAAGACGAGGTGTTCATTCAGCAGATTGGCACCGCGACCACTGCCTGCCGCAGTTATGTCTGGCAGCTGGATGCCGAGTATGAATCCAACCCACCTTTTTTCCTATACATCACAACGGACGGCAATTTCAGCATTGACGATTCGCTGTTTTTTTTCGAGCCTACCGGAGGGCCATTCGCGACCACGCTCGAGGCATTGCAGGCTATCGATGCCCAGCTGACGATAGGCAATTTCTCCTTTGTGCCGAATGGTACCGGCTGGACGGTAACCTGGAACATTCCTCCCGGCTATCCGGCCGATGCCATTGTGGGGAGTACCAGCTACTCCGAATCCGGGGAACCATTCCCGTTCGTCAATCAGATTGAAGCCGACCTATGCTGCGGCACCCAGTTCAGGGCATCGGTAACCATACCACCGCTGGCTGATGGCTGCTATAAATTCTGCCTCTACAACCTGAGCGAAGAGGTCAACCAACTCTACTCGGTCAGTCAACTTCTCCAAATGAAAAGCTGGGATTGCTTCTCGCAGATCCTGGAGTTTTGGGGAGCGATGCAGACCGTGACCGAGGGCTTCGATTACTACGGAGACTGGAAGCAACGCATCCGGGTGGACCTGCAATCGGGTGGAGATCGTGTAAAAATTGAAGAAAGCATATATCGCAATTCGGATGGTACCTACCAGCGGCCATCCAACTTTAGCGATAAAACGGTAAGTTTGCATACAGATTATATCGACTTGCCAACGCAGAATGCTCTGCTTGCTGCCACCAGGCACCCAGCATTCGTGCTAGCTGGTCAGTCGCTATTCGTCACCGGTGATGTCGAGGTTGCCACGACTCAGGACAACACTACGGAGACATCCTTTTCGACCTTGGCCCAAGTCAAGTTCGAGGCGCAAATCCAAGGCTTCCAGCCTAAAAACAATCCCTGCGAAGGGTGCTAAATCCAATGAATTTACTACTGACTTGTCCTCCAGAGCCATGTTATTCTAACATCGCCTGCGACATCGAAAAAGAAGGCCGGGTGGTTGCGGTGGTTTTCGTTAAGAAATCATCGTCCAGCCTCGTCAATAAGACCTCACAAGCCGCATGGCTTAACTCGTTTTGGTCGCTGGCTCTTACCGGTGATGCCATCCTGATTCTGAATATCAGCGGTGAAAAGCCTCGGCCTGAAACTGCGACTCTTCCCGGTCGCGGCCGTCAGCCAAACAAAATGGGCGCGAAGACTCACACTCTTAATCTATTTGATATGCAGATTGTCGGCAATGTTCAGTTCTACAATGACATGCTGAAATCCAGCATCAACTATGACCTCTACTACATCACACCCGATCTGATCTGGGATGCAAGCGGTCAGGTTGTGACCGTCAACGGTGATGTGGTCATCCAGAATGACCTGACGCAGTACATCTCTGGCGAGGTGACGGTGATGTGGCAGCAGAATGGAACTCCGCTTCCTTATGACTTCCAAGACACCGTAATCAACGAGGGGCTGAACTACATCGTGAGCGGAGCCACAGCGGTTACCATTGGATGCGCAGGTGGTGAGACTGAGTCCTACACCGCAGCACTGAATCAGCCGGTATCGGCAGCACTGCCCAACATCGTCTGGTCTATTTCTGGCGATCAGGATGCTATCGATGCAACCGGTGCGGTGATGGATGCTACCACGGGAATAGTGGAATTTAATGCTATCGATGACGGCACTTATCAGCTTCAGGTGGTTGCAACTAGCGAGACCGGCTGCGTAATCGGCACTCTGCTTATTACCGTTACCTCTACCTGCGACTAACCATGAACGAAGAGTTAATCGGGGTAATCCTTGACATCGTCAACGACCCGGAGTATCGCAACGGGGAGACTGAATTTCTCGAAAAGATTCGGGAGATTGCAGAGCAGCTTGCTCCGCACTTTGACGAGGAATACCCCGAGGAACTCTTACGCCATAATCACCCAGGTGAGGAAGAGTGGGCGAAAGCCTACCGGAAGCATCGCTGGACTGCCGTCTCCATGATGGTAACCGGCCGGATTAAGACAACGTTGTCCAAGATTCAGCAGGCTGATGACTTTCGCATTAAGATTAATGATGACCCGGCAATGACCGGCATCATCGCGGAGAACAGCTTTAAGAAATACCTTTTCGAGGATCAGCCTAAATTCAAGTCTCTCGAGGCTTGGGCATTTCAGATTTTTCTCGACACCTATCTGAAGGATGCCAATGCGGTGGTTGTGGTTCTGCCTGACCTTTCCAAGTTCTGCTACTCCGGGAACCCGGAGGACATCGACTGGAGCCGGCCTTACCCTCAGATTTATGAATCTGAAGACATTCACTACCACACGGAGTCTGGGTGCATCGTCCGGGTGAAAGATTACAAAGGACCAGGTGCGGATGGATTCATAAAAAAGTGGGATCAGTTCCTGGCGATAAGTAAAGAGGGGCTGGTGTTGTGCCGGGCCTATCGGGAGTATGTGGCTGACGAAAATGCGTTTAAGGCTTTCCCGGTCGAGTATCAGTTCGATAAGCTGCCGGTCTTCGTGGCCGGAAATGTGCTTTATGAACTGGAGCAGGGCCAGCCAGTGTATGAGTCGGTCCTTCAGCCATGCGTGCCGGCATTGAATGAGATGATCTACCGGCACTCGGAAATCATCGTCAACTGGGCATTACACGGTAATCCACAGCGGTGGCAGGTGGTCGGGAAGAGGTGCAAGACTTGCAACGGCACCGGCAAAATTGAAGACCGGAAGAGTTCTACCATTGCCACATGTCGGACCTGCAATGGCTCTGGCTGCGGTGAATCGGAAGGCTCACCATTTAAGGTCATCGAGGTCAACATCCAGCAGCCCAATGCGCTGAATCCGAATGTTGCCAACGTTCCGGTGCCTCCGGCCGGCTATGTGGAGCGCGACACCAAGGCTCTCGAAGCGCAACAGAAGGACATCGATGAGCAGGCGTACAAGGCTCTGGCTGCGGTCGGGCTTGAGTTACTTGCCCAGGTGCCGGCTGCGCAAAGTGGCATTGCAAAGCAATACGACCGGAAGGAAATCAACACCTTCTTTTTCAAGGTCGCGGTTCAGATTGAGACTATCATGGTTCAGGTGGCCGAGGCCGAGTTCTACCAGCGATACAATGCGCTGGGCATCTACCCTCTGCTGACACCAGAGCGGAAAATGGAGGCCATGCCGAAAATCACGATACCATCGGATTTTGACATTTTGACCATCGAGATTGTCGGAGAGCAGCTGAAGAAGGCCAAGGATGGCAAGTTTAGCCCGGTGATAACCTACGGCCTCGAGAGCGACTACGTGCAGAAACTATATGGCGAGGATTCGTACCAGCTGTACATCCTGAAAATGCTGAACATCCATGATCCTCTGCCCTTTTTGACCGTCAACGAAAAGACGGTGTTGAAAGAGTCGGGTGGCTGCACTGAGGAGGATTACATCCTCAGCAATTACCTACCATCGTTTATCGCAGAGTTGACCTATTCGGACCCGACATGGAAAAAGAAGCCGATGGAGGAGCAGAGGGCCGACCTGGTCCAGATGGCGAAGGATAAGCAGCAGCAGGTGCGAGCCGGATTAATACCCGTGTCTGAGCGATTATTGGTATGACCGACAAGCTGGATGCGATCATAAAAAGGATTCAGGAAAAGCAACTGGCCCTGGAGAATGGCATGGATGACAGCCTACCGAGAGTCTTCCGCGACCTGAGCAATCAGGTCATCGACATGGCGGCTGACTACCCAATCAATGCTGCCGACCGAGCCGAGCGCATCCGGGCAATCATTGACTTTAAGCGCACGGTAACCGCAGCCGTAGCCAATAACCCGGAGTACATCGACCAGGTGGCTCTGCTGACTGAAGGCTTTGCGGATTTGAAAAGTCTCTCGGACCAATACTTTAGCGAGTTGATTGACAATTACAACGCCAAGGATGAATTGTACCGGGAGATCCTCCGGGCCAACATCGACCTGACCCGTAGCAACCTACTCGGTGCCGGCATCCAGGAGAACTTCGGAAATGCGATTACCGAGGTGCTGAAAGCCAACGCGAGTGGCACTACCAGTCGCGCAAAGCTGAACGAGATCATGCGCCAGTTTATCACGGGAACCGACCAGCAGAAAGCCTACCTGGAGCGGTACGTTAAGCAAACCACGCAAGATGCCGTGATGACATTCAGCCGGGAGTACAATGATACCGTTGCTGCCGACCTCAACTTGCAATACTACTTTTACCAAGGTACCCTCATTCAAGACTCGCGGCCATTCTGCAAGGCCCGGGCCGGTCGCTATTACAAAAAGTCAGAGGTGCAAAGCTGGGCCAAACTCGGCAACTGGGATGGCCGGAAGCCGGGAACAAACGCGGTCACTATATTTACTTACGCAGGTGGCTATGGCTGCCGGCACGAACTTTACCCGGTCACCAAAACTATTTACGAACTTGCCAAAAAACGAGGCGATGCCGGAATGCGATGAATAAGAAATTCAAAACCAAAGTCGGTGGCCGGACCATCAAGTTCGGGGCGAAAGGCTACTCCATTGCACCAGGCACTGCCAAGGGCGATGCCTACTGCGCGAGGTCGGCCTCCATCCCTAAATGCGCGAATCCCCCTTGCCCGAATGACCTCAGCCGTCAGGCTTGGGGCTGTGTCGGCAAAAAGTCTGTAAAATCAAAAGCCAAGAAATTCAAACGAGCATAACCATGTCCTATACTTGCCTCCAAGACTTCATCGGAATGCCGCTCTGCGCCACGGAGGAGCCGGCCTCTGGCGTGTACATTACCGACTACCCGGGCATCAGCACCGAGTTGGCCGACAAGGTTGCCTCCGCTGACCAGATTACCTTTGCCGGTGTTTGGAAATCAGTCCAGCGGCAGGCTTATCAGAAGATGCTCACCGATGTCCAGAAGGCCATCCGGGAGTCGGCCAACGCGAGGATTGACCAGGTACTTTTTCAGACCCAGAAGCCCTTTGTCCAGCAATGGCAGCAGATTCAGACTCTGGCACCCGATACGGTGTTCCGAGGTGTGCTGGCATCGGTAAGCGGAACTAAGTACATGGGGCTGCGTGTCAAGTCTTTCTGGATTTACAATGCCGGCTCAAGTACGGTAAACGTGGATGTGAACATCTACCAAAGCCAAAACGCGGAACTGGTGTATACCAAAAACGTAGACCTGACTCCGGGCATGAACACCGTGCCGGTAAATCAGCTTTTTTATTCGGATTTTGACAAAATCAACCTGCTTCTTCTGGTGGACTGCACCAACCTGACCACGTTGGGCGGCAACTTTATCGACTGGGCCTTGCTGCCATTCGACATCGAGTGCGCGACTCAGTGGTCGCTGTGGAATGTCAACACCGTGAACATGCTTCCGGTTCAGGCTCCTCTGACATATGGCCTCGGTGATACTTGGACACAGCAGCAGCAGTCCGGCATTTATTGGGATGCAGAGTTGGTGTGCAGTCTGGATTTGTTCGTGTGTAGCCAGCGGTTCAACCTTCTGGATGCCTGGGCGAGGCTGCTCTGCTCTGAGTTGCTTCGATTCAAGCTGGCAAGCCAGAGGGTAAACTACTTCACGCAGAGCAACCGCGAAATCACCGAGCGCAATCAGGCTACCTTTCTCCAGGAGTATCAGGATGCCCTTTCCGGTTGGGCGCAGCAACTCAACCTGCGTGGCGAGGGCATGTGCTTTAACTGCGAGGACTCCGCAGTTATGGGTACTCGGATGCGCTTACCTTGATGTGAATGTAGCCCTCCTGAGTGTTGGTGATGCTTATAATCTGGGCAATCGAATCTAAATTTGAAAGCCCGGACTCCCAGTTGATGCCGGATTTAAGTGTCTCTACGTTGCGGTGGTAGAGTTCATGGGTGCCATTGTGCTGATGCTTCAGGCTGCGGAAGCGGCCGTTAACCCGAGTGATGGTGAGTTTCTTCTGCCGGCATCTGGCGAGTAGGTCATCGTCTTCGGCACCCCAGCCCCAGAACTCATTGCTGAATCCGTTGACTTGGTGAAAGGCCGACCGGGTAAAACCGGTTACGCCACCAAAGTAATCCGGGTAAGGCCGCAGGTAGTTGAACTGACTGGCGGCACCGGCAAAGTGCGTGGCATCTGCGGTGATGGTGTAGTCGCAGTTTATCGGCACCATGTCTACATCGTGCATAATTAGGTAGTCCTCTTTAGCGTAATCGGCTCCGATGTTGCAGAGCAGCCCTCTATTGAAGGGCATGATGTCGGACTGCTCGACCAGAATCACCTTGCCCAGATTTTTGAGTCGCGGAAACAGCACCGTAAAGTGGTGCCAGCGGTTTCGGTATGGGATTATGAATGCCGTGCTTTCCATCGCTCTTTGGCCTCGTAATAAACAGCATCGATGCGGTCGGTCTCTTCTTGGATGTTGCCGTACTCGCGGCTATACCAGGTGTGCATAGCAAAGCCGGTGTCGGTGGTGATACCATCCGGGTGAGTGGTGGTCCTGATGCCCAAGGCCGGGAGGCTTTCAAAAAGCTGGATGAAGAAATTATTGAACGGCTCCTCAAAGTTGCAGTAAGGGTTGGGCGCGAGTAATTCGCCAACTACCATGCTACTGACTACTTTCCGGCATTGTTCCACGTGGAACACGTTGAAGAACGGATTCATCACCATGTCCGAGTTGTTGCGGTGGTCGCAGTAATCCAGCGAGTCGGGCATCCCGGTAAATGCGATGCCATCGCGTTGCATCTGGTCCACTATCTCCTCGACCTTTTGCCAGTCGTAGATGTAGCAGTCCTCGTCTACGTTGACCAGGTACTCGCACTCTGCGGTGTTGATGATGTGGACCAGGTACCAGAGTGCATCCGTGTAGTGGTTATGACCAGAGTGGCTCCGGCACTTGATGTGTTCAGGAATAAACTCGCGCATCCGCTTGTACAGCGTGACATTTGAAAACCGGGTGTGTACTTCAATTAAAACTCCCATGTATAATTGCTTGTTATATTTCTGCGTTGAATGTCCTGCTGGCTCTGGAGCGTGCTGATGGTCTTAATCGTCTCGACCTTTAGGTTGTACTTGAGAGCGACTCGGCAGAAATCGCCATCGTACAGCCGGCCATTCTTTTGCCGGATTTTATAGACTTCCTGGACCGCTTTATGAACGCGGTCGGTCAGTATAATGCTGCTGACAACCGGTGATGGTTCAGCCTCCTTTCGATAATGCTTCATAAATCGTCTCGTAAAATGATAACTCTAATTGTAACTCGCGCAGCTTGGCGGTGTGGTAATACTTGGCTTTGGCCCGGACCTGCTTTGGCGTATAGCGGTCATGGATGCTACCGAGTACCGCTACCTTCTGGCCTGATTCGATGAGGTGAGATTCATCTATCATGGATTGCTTTTGCAGGTCGAGTTCGTGAATCCGACTCAGCAGCTTTTCCATTGATTTCTTGACCCGATACTGGGCCGATTGGATGTTATACATGGCTTACGTGTCTGTTTTGGCCGATATGCCGGACATATCCGGCCGTGAGTGTTGCTGCCTTCATTCGCGCTCTGGCGTATATTTTTGCGATTTGCGACTCTGCGAGCCATGGCTCCTTCGGGTTCCAAGTGGTCACCGGACCGTAGCCATTGGGGAAGAGTCGCTGATAGTCGCTGAGTCTCTTCAGGCCGGGGTTATGGCTGAATCCTGGCCATCGTCCACCTGCGTAGGTAGGTGAGAGAAACTGCCACATGACATTACCTTGAGTCTTGCGAATCGGCCCGGTAGCCGGGTGACCGTTACGGTCATTGGGAGACCGGAGCCACACCTGAATCACTTGTGGATTCTCGGCCAGCACTTGGAGAGATGCCTTGCCAAACCCGGTGCGGAAGAACTCCCAATCGTCCTCAAGAAACATGATATACTCGTTCTGGACCTGGGAGTACAGAAAGTCTATACTTCCGACCTGACCGCGATGGGTGCCATCGAAAAAGGTTATCATCGGAAACTCCTGCCGGAAAGCATCTGGTATCGGATGGCCGGAGTCATCGTTGACAATGAATCGGTCATAAGGCAGGTCATAATGCTCAAGGAAACTCTTGAGCGTTCGGGCCAGTAAATCCCAGCGACCGCAGCTGGTTAGGATGACATCAGTCATAGAGGTATTTCAGAAATTTATTGGCAACCTGGAGAACGATTGTCAGAGTTATGATGATAACTAGAATGCAACTTGCCTTTTCAAACCGCGACCACGGCTTCTGGGCCGGCCGGTAATCGATTTGTCGATTCATGGCACGATGAGGTTATCGATTAAGGCAACCTTATCGCCAACGAGAAAAGTCTGGCTTCCGCGAAACTTTTCGTTGGCCGCGATAAAGTAGCTGTACTGGTCGCAATACTGCTCGGGTGTAAGGTGATAATGGCCGGAGACCTTCAGCTTGCCGGTCTCCATCCGATAAAAAAGGGTGCAGTATGGATCGCAGCTGTCATCCATGAATCGGCCTTCAATGGAGACGGTGCCTCCAAGAAAGAAGATTAACTCCTGCACCAGTTCAGGTGTGAGTTTAAGTGTCAGGTTGGCCTCAATCGAGGCCTGACCGATGCAATGTACTCCCGTAGGCAACATAGCTTGCTTATCTGTTAATTCCATGTTTATATTTGTTATGTGGGTGCAATGTAGACTCTTTTTCTTAATTGCAACAAAAATAAGAAAAATTAATGCCAATTTATTCCAGCTTCTCTCAATTCGCGCGGCAGCAAGGCCGCAACTGGCTCGATGCTACCGATGCCAATAAGGTAGTTCGCCAGGCGGTCGTTACCCTGGTACCGGTTATGAAAAATCGAATCCAGCAGAATGGAAAAAACTCTGCCGGTGGGCAGATAGGGCAGTATGGCGAAAAAAAGATAGCCCGTGCCTTTGGTGTCGCGCAAGGCTTCGCATCCAAAAAGAGGCTCAAAAAAGTAACCGGGCAGGAGGGCTACAAAGAACTACGGCAGAAGCTGGGATTGCAGACTGCATTTGTTGACCTCACCTTCAGCGGTGACATGATGCGCTCTTTCAAGCCCGGACCTACCGGTTCAAATGGCTACGGCATTGGGTTTATCAGCGAGACTGAAATCAATAAAGCTGAGGAGAATGAGAAACGCTACGGCCGTGTCTTCGGACCTACGGATCAGGAAAACAAACTAACTTTGGCCGAAATCAACCGGGCCAGCCTTAAACTACTCAGCCGATGACCTACTTTACGGACCTATGCGACCAGATCAACGCCAACTTTGGCGGCAACGTGAAAATCTATGGCGAAGGTCACGAGGTTATCACTCCCGATGGCACCGCTTTTTGGTCCATCGCGGAAAACGAACCATGCGCAGTCGATGACAACTATGGTCTGGTACTTTTTTGGGTGCGCAACTCTGCCGATGCAACGGACCAGATATTGGGAGGACGCAAAACCCGGGTAGCCAGACGGGTGCGGTTTACGCTGGCCGGGAATAGTAGCATAAGTAATGCAGAGCAGAGACTGGCGAGCATTGTGAACGGAATCAAAGAACTCGAGTATATCAGCAGCGACTTTGCGACCAAGGCAATCGCCAGCAATTATTTCGCTATCGAGGAGCAGAACTTTGAGACTTACTTTTTCACTATCGACTTTCTGGCTCAAGAAAAAATAGACTGCCCTGAATGCTGACACTACCAGTCGATTCAATCTATTGCATCACTCTGTCCGCACGGGGATTCGGTCGGAGGAAACTCATCGAGAAACACCTTGCCGAGGTTGGGGGCATGCAGGACAAGCACGGGAAGCCGTTGCACTATGTGTACGGCATAAATGGCACAAATGCCGATCACCGGGTGGACAACAGCGTGAAAATGGCGAATCGCAGGGGCAGGATGTCAGCCGGTGAGATTGGGTGCTTTGCCAGCCATCGGATTGTCTGGAAGCTATTTTTGGAAACCAAAGCCGAGACATGCATGGTGTTGGAAGACGATTTCCGCTTCGGCCAGAAAGCCGAGCAGTTTTTCAGCTTGTGGAATCGATTCCCCAAAGACTGGGATTACGTTAATTTCGGGTATATCACAAATACAAAAAGCATTCACAATGACCTGACCCGAGTGCATGTGGAGCCGTTTATCAATCTGTTTACCGGATGCGGAATGTGGCTTACCCATGCCTATGCTATCAATCGCCATGCAGCCGAGGTGTTTCTCGTTAACACCGAGGTTCAGTACGGTGGCATCGATTGGCAACTGACCGGCATCCAGAATAAGGTCAAGAGTTATGGTTTCTCCGGCAATGCCGTCATCTCGCAAGCCAAAATACCAAGTCAAATAATTCACACTCAATAAAATGAAGTACATCAGTAATGAGCAGCGCAAGCTGCCGGTGCAAGTGGCTCCCGTCACGGAGCCTATCGTTGTAAAAGACGAGGCGCACCTATTATCAATCTACCACACCAACCCGTTTCAGGAGGTAATCCTAGTGCGCACGGAGACCAACCCGATGACCGGAGAGGTGCTATCCATGCGCGAGATTGTTGTCTCGGTGACAGCAGCCGCACGTGGGTTTTTCAACAACGTTTCGCCGAGCAAAAAAGGCCGGGAAGAACTGCGGTCAAAGGCGCAACGCAGTTATGTGTACCAAAAAATCGGATTTGTCGGCCAACAGAAGGGCATCTATCAGGCTCTGAGCGGTCAGGTGAACACCGGGCCGCAGAACCCACTCTCGGCTGCCGAGTTGTTTGCATTGCTTCCCGATGCGGAGAAAGCCAAGTTGCAGGTTATGCTGGCTGCTCCTCCGGCACCCAGTCCAGAGACCATGTTGGTGGACACTCCTCTGTTCATAGATGACGAGCAGCCGGCCGCACCGAAGCGGACCAGGAGAAAGCCGAATACACCAGAACCTGATACTACCAATCCACTAGCCAATCTATAAAATGGAACTGATTGAATTTTTAGATAAACTGGCCGAGAAGACCGGTTTGAAGGATAACCCGGACTTTCAAATGATGCGGAGTGCATCGGCACTCAAGGAGGTCCAGGTACCTGATGATCTCGGTCTCCGGCTTTCTGGATTGCTATCCGAGAAAGAGGCTATCGAGTCCGCGAAGAACAATCTGGCCGTAAAGACTCACTACCAGGGAGTGTTGTTCTCCGGTCTCCGGGAAAAGATGGTCGAACTACTCTCATCCAAAGGTTTCTCATCGGATGAGATCGCGGAGGTCAATGGCCTGAAAAATGTGACGGAAATCTACCAGAAGGCACTTGACCTGGCTAACACCCGGAAGGGCCGGCCGAGTCAGGAAGCCGAGCGCATGATTGCCGAGTTGCAGACTCAGCTGAAGGACACCCAGAATCTGGTGGATCAGCGAGTTGGTGAGACCAAAGCGCAGTACAATGCCCGACTGAAGGCCATGCGGCTGAAAGACTACGCCAACTCGTTTAAGTGGCAAGATGGCTACAACGAGTCGCTGCGTGGCACCGTGTATGAATCGGCCATCCACCAGACGATGCAGGAACTAGGAGCCGATGCCGAATTTGATGACAACTCCATGCAGTTTCGGCTCGTTCAGAAAGCAGACCCTACACTCAAATTCACCAAGGAAGGTAAAGAGTTGAGTTTTGATGACTTACATTCACTAACTTTGCAGAAGTTTAATCTTTTGGCTTCAGCTAATCCCGGAGGTGGCAATCCGGCAAGCGGCCAAGGCGCATTTCAGAGGCCGGCATCTACTGCTGGCGGTGACAATCAATCTATCGACAAGGTGACAGCAATGCGCCTCTCGCAGATTGATAAATTCCTTCCTAAATCCGACTAATACAATGTCTGTTTCAACAGCAAATGTCTGTCCGGCTATACTTACTAGCTTGGCAATCAATGAGATATTCAATCCGTCCAATGCCGCACAATTCAATGGCACTCTGGGCGCACTCCACCATCCCGAAAACTTGGCCCGTGGTCAGGTGATTCGCGGAGCCAACAACGATGGTACCGGCCATAAAAAGTCTGTGCGCGTTGTTTACAAGCGCAGGCAGGTTGCCGATGATGCGGTAAGTACCAAAAACTGCGACCTCGGACCCGAACTGCCGTACATCGAAGAGGAGGTGTCCATCAACAATTACAAGGGCATCAACTATCTGGTGACCGAAGACAAGCTGCGGACATTCTGCGAAGCCTACTCTTCGCTGGTTCAGATTACCGGTGCCTCTACTCCTGGTCAGATTGCCGGCCGTGCCGTTCAGATTGGTGCCGCTCAAGGTGCTGTATCGGTAGCACTTGAAATCTTTAATGACATGCAGCTGTCCATCTACGGATTGAAGCAGTCAATCAACCAGGATCTTCTCGGTACCTTGGCCTCTGGTGCCGGTACTTGGGTTGGCGGTAACGCGACAAATGCCTATCAGGTTCAGGCTTCTGACGGTGGTCCTTACCTCGATGGATTGTGGGATATGAAGCAGGATTACACCATCGCTGGTCAGACCTCTGCTCCCATCATCATCACTGGTGCCAACGCTCTGCACCGCATCTGGATGAACGACAGCCGGTTTTTCGGTCAGGCTGCGAACGGCATCAACTTTGCCGAGGTTCGCGCACGGACCGGAATTGCCGACCTCTACTATGACGAGAACGTAGCTGCTGAACTTGGCAACCAGACTAAGTCTATCATCTTTGCTCCAGGTTCTGCTCTGTTTCTGCCATTTCCCCAGTATGTGGGTAATTTCGGCCAGATTGGAACGATGACTCGCTTCACCATGCCGATGCCTGGCATCGATGGCATGACGATGGATGTGCGCATTCTGCCCAACGAGTGCGACGAGAACTACGCAATCTGGATGGAGGTGTTCTACGAACTCTACGTTCCTCCGACCGACATGTTCTCGAACACGGACAACCTCGATGGCGTGAACGGAGTCTTCCAAGCGACTTTTACTCAGGCGTAATCGGCACAACCGCGTTCTCAGACGGCTACACTGACGGGTTCGCATAGCGGTTACGCAAAAAAAAGGCCACGGCAAAACCGTGGCTTTTTTCATGTTTACACCAAATTAAAAACAAATCCCTATTTGATGCTGATCGCGTAATTCTCGCGCAAGATAACTCCGGGAATCAATACACCATCCTGCAATGCTTTCTTGAGCGCGACCTTATCCGGCTCCGGTGGCGGTGCTGGCTTGATGCGGAAAAACTCTGCTGGTATCTCGGTCTGGTCCTCGATTGCGACTACCTGCGACCGTCTGGTGGAGAGCGACACAATGCCATCGCTGTCGGCAGATTCGTACCGGTAAATGCCCTTGCTGTCCTGCGACCCGAAGGTCATCAGGCCATTCAGCAGGGCTTGCTCCAGCCTCTCCAGCAGCACGGACTTGCGCTTTTTGAATGCCTGAACTCTCTTGAGTTCAGCATCGGCTGCGGCTATGTCGGCTTCCAGCTTCTGGATGAACTTAGCGTAGCCTTTGGCCTTGCTCTGCCAGGCATCGCTGGTTATGGTGAGCAGTTCGGCCAGATCCTCGGTGAGTTCGCCTTCTTGGGCCTCGACCTGGTCCATTATGGCCTCGTATGAGGCGATGATGTTAAAAAGGGATTGACTCATTGTCTTGCTGAATAATTTGTTCGAGTTTCTCTGTAATGCGGTTAAGGTAGACCGTGGCCTTCTGCGCATCCAATCCGGGTGCGGTGATAAACGGCTCCCACTTGGCGCGATCCTCATCGGTGAAGGCTGGATTGGCAAGTGCTTCCCGGATTTCAATAATTACCGGATTCTTCACGGGTGCTGGTTGTGCAACCTGCGGCTCCGGCTTTGGCGCGATGCCCTTCTCGCACCACTCTTTAATCTCTTTTCCGGTGTCCTCGGTAATGATGAAGGGTGGCCGACCCTCGAAGAGATTGGTACGGTCTTTCGACACGATCGCCATGTGGGTATCGCGGTCGATGTTTAGCGATACGGTCAGTTCGTACTCCCAACCCTCGCGCTGGATGTCTTTCATCCCTACCTTATGAACCTTCTTACCCTCGCCCATAACCGTCTCCATTTTTGACCGGGTGCATGTTATAATGTGCGCATCAGCTTGCAGCACTTTCTGGACGAACTGATCGTGCCTTGGCGTGGTCTCATTCCACGCTGACCAGGTATTGCCTTTATACTTGGCCGCTGCCAGCGCATCATTGCTCTCCAGGCATCCACCCGGGCCGGACCATTCGTGGCTGCTGGAGTCAAGAATGATGACCTGCATGCCGGCCTTCAGGCAGAGGTCGATTGCCTGAATGTACCGCTCCGGGCTGAATGGAGCGGAGAGGTCTATTGTATTAAACTCTCCGAGGTGAGAGTAAAGGCTGGCCGACCCGTTCTCGGTATCGATGACAGCTATTTTAGCCCAGTCTCCGCAGAGGCCGTAAGCCATCCGGAGTGCGGAGTAGGTTTTCCCGGCACCGGAGGGTGCTGAGAGGTTAAGCCGAAGGAAGACCCTCTTGCGTTCGGCTCTTTGGAGTGATAATTGATTCATAACGCAACAAAAGTAAGCAACGAAAGTAAGAACACAAAAAAACCGACAAAAAATCTGCCGGTCTTTCTTTCCAAAACATAACAAAGTGAAACTATCTAGCTGTTCTTCTGTGGCTTGTACAACTGTTTTGCAGCCTCAATATTTTTTTCAGTCAGGTAAAGTTTGAAAGGCCGGCCGAATCCTGGCACTCGGTCGAGGTGTTGGTGGTGGTATTTCAGCACGTGATCCGGCACTCCTGATACTCGCTGAAACTCCCGTGTAGTAACTAGGTGAACTACCTCACCTTCGCCATACTGACCCGGTGATCCTCCCATTTTTAGAACCTCGAGATGGTTCCTCCTATTAAGGAGAAAGCGTTCGCGGCTTGCCGAATCAAGTTCTGGTGCCTTGTCAAACCGGTCGCGGTTGCGTGTAATCACGAACTTACTCAGGCCGGCCCAGGTGGCGAAATCGGTCGAATGCACTGCTAATATCATGGCGCAAAAGTCTACCTTTTATTGCAAGGTTGCAAATCGGGCTGCAATGCGGTGGTTTTCAGCA